TGGCCTTCAGCAGACCATCGAAACCTTCCAGATCCTCGCCCCGAACCGTGTCGATCGGCGAGTCCGAAAAGCACTGGCGGGAATACTCCAGCGCCAGTTCGTCAACCTTGACCGGAAAGCGATCCGCACCGAGCACCGCGTTGAGCATGGACGAGATGCGGTTGGCCTCGGCCATGGGCCTTTTCGCGTCCGTCATTCATCTTCCCAGGCATCGAGGATCTTGCGGATCTTCTTTTTGTCCGGCTCGGACATGTTCTTGTACTTACGGAAGAAGGCTTCATCGAGCACTTCCTCGTCCGGGGTGGTTGCTGACTCGGTCAGCAGGAACTCCGTGGTCACCTCGAGGACGGCGGCAATCTTGCCGATTTTCTCGGCCGATGGTTTCGGATCGTCTTTGTTTTCCAGTTCCCAGATGTAGCTCTTGCTGGAGTCGGTCAGTTCGGCCAACTGTTCCAGGCTGAGCTTCTTTTGCTTCCGCAGTGCGCGGATCTTGTCCCCCAGGGGCGATGGCACTGGCATTTCCTCATTTGTTGGCTTCAATCCGAAAATAATACCACTACGCCGAACGATTTCGTACCTGCTTGACAAACCCATAACCGCTCCGCGACAATCTGAATCGTTCGGTACACCGAACGTCATCGGTCTGCACACCCCAACAAGAAGAAGGGGCCGTCGAGGCTGATACCAAGCCGAACCAAACCTTTGAGGGGTATGTAGATGAACGATGCAGAAAACCTGAGCAAGCTCCTGGGCCACCTGCCACCGGCGGTGTTCCGTGAATTTATGGTGGATGAATTCGGCCTGGCCATGCCGGACGCGGACGCCAAGAAGCCCAAGAAAGAACAGCGTGAACAGATGGAGGCTGTGCTCGCGGCTCTTGGGGTGGGCGAGCGGCAGCGGATCGAAGAAGTGGCCGAACGGATCGTGCTGCTGTCGGACGGCGCCGGCCAGGACGTCATCGACGGCTTCAAGGACGACATCTTCGATGACGCCGCCCGGGAAACCTTCGCAGCGATTCCGAACCAGTACGAGCGGGCGCTGTGGCTGCACGTCCATGAACCCGTGATCTTTGAGGAAGCCCTCAACGCCCGACAGGCCGACGTATTCCGGCAAAGCGCGTCCTGCTACTCCGGTTTCATGGCACCTGCCAACCTGGCGGTACTCGACGACGCGACGGCCAAGGCGGCGTTCCATCAGACCGTCGCCCAGCAACTCGGGTGCTCCGATGACGCGGTCGCGATCCAGATCTTCAAGCGACTGCGGCCCGACACGCAGACCGGCGAGGACGTGGATCTGTACCAGATCAGCATCCATCACAACCGCCCACCGGAAATCATCGACTGCGTGCAGGCGAGCGAATTGGTACCCCAGGAGGTGATCCGCGCGGTGTCTTCGCACATCACTTACGAGCCGGCCAATGGGCACCTGGAGGTGCTGTCGAAAGATACGGCGGGCCGGGAAGCGTTGGCGCGCATCGTGGCCGACACCCTGCTGCAATCGCCCATCACCGGCGAGAAGATCCCGCTCAAGCAATACGACTACCAGAGCTTGGCGGCGCCGCGAAATTTCGACTTGTCCGGCGAGCCGGTAGCGTTCGTCAAGGTCGTCGAGCTCGGTTACGCCGCCGGAAATGGGCGGTCGCTCCTGGTGAAGATCTGGACCAAGGACGTCGATGACATCTATGCGGCCGCCCGGTCGTTGATCGGCCCCGCCTTCGACTTCCGCGATCACCACCTCAACTACGCCAAGCTGTCCATCAAGCTGAAAAAGGTCGGCAAGGACCGCGCACGGACGATCACCGTGATCCTGCGTGACGACAACAAGTGCAACATCAAGACCAAGCGGGAAAAGGACCGGGCGCTGTGCGACCGACTGCTGGCCAAATGGCATCTTGTGAAGGAGATCGGCCATGTCGTCGAAGCCCCTGCCGACACAGTCGCTGCTTGAACTGATCGACCTGTTCGAGCGGTCTGGGCAGCCGATTGCCGACGGCGACGGACAGCGGCTTCGTGGGGTGCCCGGGTGGAGTGTCCTTGGACGGACATCTTTGACGCCGAAGCTGCTGGAGCAGTGGACCGACTGCGTCGGCTACGCCGGGAGCTACCCAGCATCGCTTGATGACGATCTCGTTCAAGTCGACCTGACTGAAGATGACCAAGCTGATCGGTATCGCTACCGCTGCCCTGAGACTTTTCGGTGGAAGTCTGTCCCCGCTGCTGAAGTCGCCGTCTATAGCGTTCGACCAGGTGCAATCCTGAGCACCATCGCCGATCTCCTAGGTATCGCGCAGGCTCTGCGAAAAGGGATTGATGCGCCGCTGCTGGACGATGCCCTTTGGCATTTGGGAAAGGCACGAATCGGGCACGCATTGACAGACGTCTGGCTCGTTCGCGGCTTGGCGCACTCCGTCGAAGAGGTATTTCGCCACTTCAGCCAGACAAGTCTTCCTGACCAGGGTCTGATTTTGTCGTCTGGCGGTGTGTTGCCGCAGTTTGTTCGCCCACCGCGCAGCTACCGCTTCGCGTCGCTTCGAGAAGCAATCATCAACTACGTCGCCACGCCGTGCATCGACATGGATCTGCTGCATCGCATCCTGGCCGCGCCACCCGATGGCGCGATCCGACCCGTGTTGCCGGTGCACTTTGACGAATACACCAACACGCTGACTATCCGCACAAAGACCAAGCCCTGGACGATCAAAGGCGAGCGCCAGGCTGCAGCCGTCCGGTATATGTTCAAACAGGCCATCAACGACAGATGGCTCCTTCCAGCCGCCGAGATTCTCGGCGCAGCCTATGCCGACAAGAAGACCGCTCGCAGCCAGCGCATGCAGAACCTGTTTAGCGGCAACACGGAGTGGGAGGACTACATCGACAACCCTGAAAAGGGAAAGTATGGCTTCCGCCGAGATTGACCCGCCACCTGTTGGCAGCACTACGCACAACCGCCTTCGGGCGGTTTTTTGCTTTCTGGCCCCCGCTTTTCCCCGCAGAAGCTGCGCCCGTACATCCGCCCGTACATGGCGGCGGCAGACGCCCGCACAGGCCGACTTCGAAACTGACCTCACGAATTCGCAACAACCAGAAGGAGTGCATCGTGAGTGTCAAACATCTGAATCAAGGCCAACTGGCCGAACGCTGGGGAGTCAGCGAAGCCACGCTTGAGCGCTGGCGTTCCGAGGGAATCGGCCCCGTATTTCTGAAGCTGCAAGGCCGCGTCGCGTATCGCATCGAGGACATCGAAGCCTACGAGGCCGAGAGCCTGCGCAAGAGCACCTCCGAACGCGTCAATGCGGGAGGTGCACTGTGAACCGCATCTCCCCCGACGAAGTCCTGACCACCCCAGCCGGCGAGCTCGCCGCCCTTGGCAGCGAGTCGCTGTTCCAGCTCAAGAACGACGCTGCTGATCTTCTGGCTGCTGCCAAGGCGATCGTCGAGCACGTCGATCGCGCACTGGAACTCAAGTACGCCGACCGCGCCCATCAACTCCGCCTGGCAGCAGGCAAGGACACCGGCGTCGTCCATTTCGACGACGGGCACGTCCGCATCACCGCCGATCTGCCCAAGAAAGTCGACTGGGATCAGAAGCGGCTCGCCGAGATCACCCAGCGCATCGCCGCCAACGGTGACGACCCGTCCGAGTACGTGGAGATCAGCTACCGGATCTCGGAAACCAAGTTCAACGCGTGGCCCGAGTCGCTCAAGAGCGCCTTCGCTCCGGCACGCACCCTAAAGACCGGCAAGCCGGGCTTTCGTCTCGCTCTGCTTCAGGAGTAATCGCCATGAAAACCAAACCTACGCTGCTCGAACTGCTGCGCAAGCAGCCGGAAATGTATCTCCGTGATCTGCCGGAAAACATCCGCATCCCGGCGCTGGACGGCAATCGCCCGGACGAAGTCGTTCGTCGCCTCGAAGACGCCACCATCGATGACCTGGCATTCGCGATCCAGGGTATGGAGTCGGAATCCCGTCTGATCCATCGCCGTCTGAGCGGTCTGCGCGACCTGTACGAAATGGCCCGCAAGCGCGGCGCACTCGGCGTGACCACCGTCGCTGACGCGTTCGCCAACATCAGCACCGAGGAGGCCGGCAAATGAGCCTCCCCATCATTACTGCAGACCAGCGCCTTGCCGAGTGCCGTGGCGTGAAAGGCGTGCTCGTCGGCAAGAGTGGCATCGGCAAGACGTCACAGCTCTGGACGCTGAAACCCACTGCCACGCTCTTCTTCGACCTTGAAGCTGGAGATCTGGCTGTCGAGGGCTGGGCGGGCGACACGATCCGTCCGCGCACCTGGCAGGAGTGTCGTGACTTCGCGGTGTACATCGGCGGACCGAACCCGGCGCTGCGCGACGACCAGCCGTTCAGCCAAGCCCACTTCGATGCCGTGTGCGCGCGCTTCGGCGATCCGGCCGTGCTGGACAAGTACGACACCGTGTTCGTCGACTCCATCACCGTGGCCGGACGCCTGTGCCTGCAATGGTGCAAAGGCCAGCCCCAGGCCTACTCCGAGAAGACGGGCAAACCCGACAGCCGGGGCGCGTATGGGCTGATGGGCCAGGAAATGATCGCCTGGCTGACCCACCTGCAGCACACGCGCGGCAAGAACGTCTGGTTCGTCGGCATCCTCGACGAGCGCCTCGACGATTTCAATCGCCGGGTGTTCTCGCTGCAGATCGACGGCTCCAAGACCGGCCTGGAACTGCCCGGCATCGTCGATGAGGTCGTCACCCTGGCCGAGCTGAAGGCCGATGACGGCGCCAGCTACCGCGCCTTCGTCTGCCACACGCTGAACGCATGGGGATACCCCGCCAAGGACCGCTCCGGGCGGCTCGATCCGATCGAAGAACCGCATCTCGGCCGCCTGATGGAAAAGATCGCCGGCCCTGCCAGGCCCGCCACCGAGCGACTCGATTTCGCGCGCCCCGCGCCAGCTGCCGCGCCTGTCCCTAACACCGAATCCACTTCCACTCAGGAGTCCTGATCATGACCTATTTCGATTTCAATTCCGCTTCCGAACAGACCTCTTTCGACCTGATCCCCAAGGGCGCGCTGGTGCGCGTCCGCATGACCATCAAGCCGGGTGGCTTCGATGATCCGTCGCAAGGCTGGACGGGCGGTTACGCCACCCGCAACGACAACACCGGCTCGGTGTACTTGAACTGCGAGTTCGTCGTGATGGAGGGCGAGTTCGCCCGTCGCAAGATGTGGTCGCTGATCGGCCTGCACAGCCCGAAAGGCCCTGAGTGGGCCAACATGGGCCGCACGTTCATCAAGGCGATCCTGAACTCCGCGCGCAGTGTTCACCCCGGCGACAACAGTCCTGCTGCGCAAAACGCCCGCCGCATCAGCGGGTTTGCCGACCTCGACGGCATCGAGTTCCTCGGCAAGGTCGACTGGGAGAAAGACCAGAACGGCCAGGACAAGAGCGTGGTCAAGTCCGCGATCACGCCCGACCATAAGGACTACGCCGCCCTCATGGGCGGGGCCGCAAAGCCTGCGGTGTCAGGGGCAGCCAACGGGTCGAACGCGTATGCCCAGGCCACGGGCCGTGCCTCCGTGCCGGGTCGCCCGAGCTGGGCACAGTAAGGGGGACGCCGCCATGATGCTTCGCCCCCGCCAAGCCCTGTTGGTCGAGCGCTCCCTGGCGGCTCTCGCCCAACACGGCAACACGCTGTCTGTTGGCCCCACCGGGTCGGGCAAGACCATCATGCTGTCGGCGGTGGCCGGCAGCCTGTTGGCCGAGCCAGATGCCAAAGCCTGCATCCTCGCCCACCGTGATGAGCTGACTGGCCAGAACCTGACCAAATTCGCTCGGGTGAATCCGGGCATCAGCACCTCCGTGTTTGATGCCAAGGACAAATCCTGGTCAGGGCGCGCCACGTTCGCGATGGTGCAAACGCTGTCGCGTGACAACCATCTCGCCGCGATACCAGCGCTCGATCTGCTGGTGATCGATGAGGCGCATCACGCCGCCTCTGCGTCTTACCGCCGTGTGATCGATCGGGTGCTGGACAAGAGCCCGAACGCTCAGATCTTCGGCGTCACCGCGACACCTGCCCGCAGCGATGGCAAGGGACTGCGGGAGGTTTTCAGCAACGTCGCGGACCAAATCACGCTGGGCGAGTTGATTGCCTCCGGCCACCTCGTGCCACCACGCACCTTTGTCATCGATGTCGGGGCCCAGGAGCAGTTGACGAAGGTCCGGCGCACCGCCACGGACTTCGACATGACGGAAGTCGAGGCGATTCTCAACAAGACGCCCATCACCGATGCCGTGATCCGTCATTGGCGCGAGAAGGCCGGCGACCGCAAGACGATCGTGTTCTGCTCGACCGTTGCCCATGCCGAGTGCGTGCGCCAGGCCTTTCAGGATGCCGGTGTGTCTGCCGTGATCGTGCATGGCGAGCTCTCAGACGCAGAGCGAAAGGCACGACTGGCCGACTACGAATCCGGTACAGCGCAGGTCGTGGTCAATGTGGCTGTGCTGACTGAAGGGTACGACTTCACGCCCACCTCCTGCGTGGTGCTGCTGCGACCCAGCTCGCACAAGTCCACGCTGACCCAGATGATCGGGCGTGGCCTGCGAACGATCGACCCAACGGAGCATCCTGGCCTCATCAAGACCGATTGCGTGGTGCTGGACTTCGGCACCGCCACCTTGATGCACGGTTCCTTGGAGCAGGACGTCAACCTCGACGGGCACCAGCATCACAGGGAAGCGCCGACCAAGGACTGCCCGTCCTGTGACGCCACCGTCCCGCTCGGCTGCCGCGAATGCCCGCTGTGCGGATTCGTCTGGGAGAACGAGACCGCCGAGGAAGGTGATGCGCTGGCCGATTTCGTGATGACCGAGATCGATCTGCTCAAGCGATCCAACTTCCGCTGGTGCGACCTGTTCGGTTGCGACGACGCATTGATGGCGACTGGCTTCAACGCTTGGGGTGGCGTGTTCTTCCTGAATGGGCGCTGGCACGCCGTGGGTGGAGGTAAGGATCTGCAGCCGCGCTTGCTGGCCGTTGGCGATCGCACTGTCTGCATGGCCAAGGCCGATGACTGGCTGAACGACCGCGAGTCGGCGGACTCCGCGCACAAGACCCGGCGCTGGCTGAACGAACCGCCGACCGCGAAGCAACTGCAGTATCTGCCGCAGGCGCTGCGCGCCGACTTTGGCATGACGCGTTATCAGGCCTCGGCGATGCTGTCCTTCCAGTTCAACAAGTCGTCGATACAGCGCCTCGTGGTGGCTGCCAACGATGCCCACCGGGAGGCCGCGTGAAATGCGCAGTCTGCTCCCGCAAGGCCAAGGGATTCGGCTATTTCAATCCACGCCTGCCGCGCAGCGATCCACGACGTTACTCGGACCGCTGGGTGTTCTGCTCCATGCGCTGCCAGAACGCATTTTCGCGGCTCATGGAAAAGACGGGAGGTCACATGATCGATCCCAGTGATATGGAGCTCGCCGCCATGGCGTCCTGCCTGGCGCCGCTTGGAGAGTATGTCGGCGCCATCGGCATGCAGCGCCCACTGGCGGACTACAGCAAAGACGAAGTGCTGATGCTGATCGACGTGGTGGTGACCGCCTACCAGGAACACATGCTCGTCGAGCACGAGCGGATGGCGGAGAAGGACCGCGCTTTTCTTGAGGAACGACTCGCCCGCCAGGGTAAGTCGGCTTCGACGGGAGTGCCGTTCTGATGCTGGACTTCAATCACCGCCCCAAGATCCATGAGCAGATCGGCGTGCTCATCGATACCGCGCTGAGCGCCGAACGCGACAACCAACCCCGTCGCAACTATCTCGGTGCGTCTCGGTTGGGCGTTGCCTGCGAGCGCGCGCTGCAATACGAGTATCTGCAAACACCGGTCGATCCTGGCCGGGACATACCGGACCGCGTTCTGCGCGTCTTCGAGGTGGGCCACGTCCTCGAAGAGTTGGCCATCCGCTGGCTGCGCATGGCCGGATTCGATCTGTACACGCAAAAGGCCAGCGGCGGTCAGTTCGGCTTTTCCGTCGCGGGCGGTCGCATCCAAGGGCACGTCGATGGTGTGCTGAACGGCGGTCCCGCAGAGCTAGGAATGAGCTATCCGGCCCTGTGGGAGTGCAAGACCATGAACGACAAGTCCTGGCGGGACACGGTCAAGCACGGCGTCAGCAAATCCAAACCGGTCTATGCGGCGCAGATGGCCATCTATCAGGCCTACATGGAGGCCAGCATTCCGGGTATCTCTGCGAACCCGGCGTTGTTCACCGCCATCAACAAGGACTCCGAAGAGATCTGGTTCGAGCTGGTGCCGTTCGACGGCGGCCTGGCGCAGCGTATGTCCGATCGCGCGGTTCGGATCATCACGGCAACGGACAGCCAGGAACTGCTGCCGCGCCATGCAACCACCCCAACGCATGTCGAGTGCAAGTTCTGCCCTTGGCAGGACCGCTGTTGGAGTTCGACATGATGTCCGACAACATCATCTGGCTCGACTTCAATGACGCGCCCGAGCAGCGCGACGAACTGACCTCCGACACCGATGCCTTGCGCGCTGGCTTGCTGGATCGACTTGAGGCGGTCCTCCACTACCTGTTTCCGCAGGGGCGCATCCGGGGTGGCAAGTTCTACGTCGGTGATGTCGATGGCAACCCGGGTAAGAGTCTGGTGGTTGAGCTGGACGGACCACGGCGAGGCCTGTGGAAAGACTTCTCCACCGACGAGGGCGGCGACATCATCGATCTGTGGGCGCGCTCGCAGGGCCGCTCCGCCCGCAGCGACTTCCCACGCATCGCTGGAGAGATCCGGCAGTGGCTCGGCATTGCGGGCCCGGTCGGCACGCCGATGCGCCGTGATGTTCGCAGCGTGCCGATGGACGACCTCGGCGCCTACACCGGCAAATGGGATTACCTGACTCCCGATGGCGAGCTGATCGCCTGCGTCTACCGGTATGACCCGCCGACAGGCAAAGAGTATCGCCCCTGGGATGTCCGCGCCCGCATGTGGCGCGCCCCCGACCCCAGGCCGCTCTACAACCAACCGGCCATCGCGAAAGCGCGAGAGGTCGTCCTGGTCGAAGGTGAAAAGTGTGCGGCTGCGTTGATCGCCTCCGGCATTGCCGCCACCACCGCGATGAACGGCGCCAAGGCACCAGTCGATAAAACCGACTGGCGTCCATTGGCCGGGAAATCCGTGGTCATCTGGCCGGACCGGGATGCACCCGGTTGGGACTACGCCGAGAGCGCGGCTCGCGCTTGCGTGGTGGCGGGCAGCGCATCCGTGGCCATTTTGGTGCCGCCGACCGACAAGCCGGCCAAGTGGGATGCCGCAGACGCCGTCGAAGAAGGCTTCGACTGCGCGGCATTCATTACCCAGGGTGACCGACGGATCGTAAAGGCAGCGGCTCCCTCTCTGCCCACCTTCACGCTGGGTGAACTGCTCGACGACAACTCGCCGCTGCCGCCGGATCTGATCGCTCCGCGCGTGCTGACACCGGCTGGCATGTTGGTGTTCGGCGGCGCACCCAAGGTCGGCAAGAGTGATTTCCTGCTGTCTTGGCTGGCGCACATGGCGGCTGGCGCTGTATTCCTCGGCATGCAGCCACCCCGTCCGCTGCGCGTGTTCTACCTGCAGGCCGAAGTCCAGTACCACTACCTGCGCGAGCGCGTGAAGGACGTGCGCCTGCCATCACACCGGCTTTTGGATGCTCGCGCCAACTTCGTGGCCACGCCGCAGTTGCGGCTGGTGCTCGATGACGCCGGTCTGGCGCAGGTGATCCCGGCGATCGCGCAGGCTTTCGGCGGCGAGCCTCCCGACATCATCGCCATCGATCCGATCCGCAATGTGTTCGACGGCGGCGACGCCGGCGGCGAGAACGATAACGGCGCCATGCTGTTCTTCCTGTCCCAGCGGGTGGAGCGCATTCGCCAGGCAGTGAATCCGGACGCCGGCGTCATCCTCGCCCACCACACCAAGAAGCTCAGCAAGAAGCAGTTCGAGGAGGACCCGTTCCAGGCTCTGGCCGGCGCGGGAAGTCTGCGCGGCTACTACTCGGCCGGCATGTTGTTGTTC